AAACCAGTCCATTCATATCCACTTGCTGCGGTATAGGTTATCGTCATTGAATACGGTTTACCCGTTCCACCCGTTGCGCTTAAATCTGCTGGGGATAATGAGTAAGAAGCGTTTGAAACCGTTCCTGCTCTTGTGAATGTAGTTGTAAATTGTTGAACGTCAGAAGCGCCTGTTAATGTAAGGGTTTCAGTACCGCCTCCACTTGGCAGATTGCCCGTAACGGTTACTCGTATAAAATCACCAACCAATGCAGTTGCTACGTTATACGTTCCAGAGCCACTTGTAAGCGTTGCCCCTGTTAATTGCGATGCACTTGTAAATTCGCCCGCAAGTGAAACTACGTTAAAGGTCATTGTAAATGAATTTCCTACTTCACCCGCTGCGTAATTTATTGTGCCTTTTAATGGCGATACATAAGCACCCGTAACGCTGGGTACAACCTTTATAACAAACTCATAATTAGTTTCTGTTGTTTCCCCCTCTGGTGGGTTAACGCCAATATCTGGTCGTGTTTCAGTTACACTTAAAGTGAAAGAATCGGTGTCAGTTGCACCGTTAGCATCAGTAGCTAAAACACTATATACATCTCCATTATCTGATATTTCAATAACCCCAAGCGCAAGTTGTGGCGTTGATTGTGTTATGGTTGAAAAATCCGGCAACGTCCACTCATAACTAACGGGAGTTGTACCGCTATTTAATACATTTAAAAAATATGAATTTCCTACATACATCGTTGCTTCGCCGGTAATTTCAATGCTTGGCGAACCATATACTGGGTCTGGGTTTGGCTCATCTGGGTCATCTGTATTGTCATCGCCACTTGGTCCAATGCCATCAATAACGCCACTTGTGTCAATTCGGTTGTCAATTAGGTTTGAATTACTTATAATATACCAACGCCCGTAGGATTGAAATATCCTTGAATTTGTAATTTTTAGGATTTGTTCCAATACATCTTTTGCGGTTCGTAGCGTAAGATTTCTATTAAATAGCCCATATTCATTTATAATAATATCGTGGAAAATGGTCTGGTCTGCTGGTGGGCTGGTTGCCTTGCGAATTGAGTTTGCTATGTATAAATCAAATTGATGCCCTGTTAGCTTTAGGATTTCTTTTAGGTAGTAGAATAGTGATTCAGTATTTGAGGTATCGCTTGTATTTATAGGTGCATCAAAACCTTCTAACGTTCCAAGCCCATCAATAGCCTCTAATTGTATTTCATAAGGCGCAGTAACAACCGCTTCTTGGTAACGGTCAACAACCAGAAAACCCTCCCAAATGGGTTGATAGTAAAATTCTTGTCCAATATCAGCGTTCCAAATAACATCCATTCCACCCCAAATGCCTACCTCATCTTCCCAATTTCCGCCGTAAGAATTATAATACAAAATCTTTACTTTATATTGGCGTTCATCGCTGCGGTAAAATTCATCGTATTGTACAGAATCTGTAACAAAAAAAGAAAGTTTACATCGTGAGCCAATAATAGGCGAATAAATATCGTCATCGGCATCCCACTCGATTACGGCTGGTTGACCCGTTCCAATTATAGAAGATACATCGCCCGTGTAATCTTTTTCAAGAATTTCGATTTTCATCTTTCTTTTAACGACATCGCTAAAAAAAAGTTCATATTTTACTCCGTATGCCATTATAAGATACGTTTTCTATTTCGCTCGGCTCTTTGTAATGCTACTACTAAATCCTGACCTTGTATTCTAAATTCGCCCCCTACGTTTACGTTTTGTCCTGTTTGCCCAATCATTCCTTGTAATTTATCAAGTGGCGCGACAACCTCTGGATTACTTCTTGCGCCTGAATACTCACCCATTAAACCTAAAGTTGGCCCAGATATAATCCCTCCGTTTGCATATTCTCCTATATTTAAACCAGATAAAAGTGAAAAAATACCTTTTGCACCCCCCACGCTTTTTACTGCATTACCTGGAAGTAAGGCAGATAAAACAGCGGCAGCAGCAGCAGCGGCAACAAGACGTATTAATAATTGTTTTAATGCCTTCATTATTGGCTCAAGGAAATTACCGCCCTCTGCTAAATTAGTAAATGCGTCAGTTAGTACTCCACCAACGGCAAGGGCTAAATTTTTAGTAGATTCTTTTAATTTTTCATATTTTTCAAGTAAAATATCTAACCCATCAAGGTCAATTTCTTCTGGCGCAAGCGTAACTCTGTTAGGGTCAAATTTATCTAATTCAGCTAATTCATCTTTAAATACTTTAGCTACATCAACAACGTCTGAAAAACTATTCGCTAATTCTTTGCCTTTTTCGGGTTCAATATAATCAGTGAATTTTAACATATCCAGCGTAATTGCACCAGATAGTTCTTTTGTCGTTTGGCTTGTTTGACTTAATGAAGATTCTAAACCTTTTATTGCAAGGTCATAATTTTCTATTGTTTTTGTGTGCTTTTTAATTTCAGCATCTAACGCTTTAACTTCATCACTTTCATAACCAATAACTTCAGCTATTGAGCCTTGTTTTAAATCACGGTTAGCTTTAGCAAGTTTTAACTTTTCTTCTGCTAATTTTTTTTCAGCTTGTAAAACTTTTAACGAAGATTCAGCTGAACCGTCAAATTCACCTTTTACGGTTTTTAGGTTTGATTCAAGAGAAATAAGACTACCATTTAAGTCGTCAATTTGGTTTTTAAGAGTACTATATTCAACCGCTGAACCAATAGCAACGGCAACCGCGCCAAGCCCAATTAAAATACCGCCAGTTACTAAATTTAAAGAAGCAAAAGCAGTAGTTAAGCTACCAACCGCCCAAATAAGAGGTGGTAAAGCAGTAGCAATTAAACCAATAACAACAACAACATTTTTTGCTGGTTCTGATAAGTTTATAAATGATTTAACTAAATCGTTAGCAAATGAAACCATTTTAGTAAAAGCTGGTAACATAACTTGCCCAATAGTTGAACCAAGTTGTTTTAAGCCTTCTGAAAATATTCGCATTTGGTTTGCAGCACCTTCTTGGGTTCTTTCAAAATCACCTTGAGAATTTTTAGTAACGCTCATTACATAGTTATATCGCAATAAAACCTTTTCAGCTTGCGACATATCTTGCACTTGTTTGTTTATTCCCTGATTTAGAGCAAACTGTTGTAAGTTAGCTTGGGTCATAACAATACCAAGACGTTTTAGCGATTCAGTTTCGCCAGTAAATACACCAGCTAAAGCAGTTGTTGCTTGTTCTATATTTATGTTTTTAAACGATGCTAAATCACCAGCCAAACCTACAAGCGAAGTAGATAAATTAGCGGCGGTGTCTTGTGTTAAACCCATTGACGTACTCATATCGCCAAACAACGCAGCCATATCTAAAGCTGAACCCTCTGCAATACCAAATTGTGCTAATGTAGTTTTTGCAAAATCTTTAACCTTATTACTACTATTTCCAAAAGCAACATCTACTTTATTAAGCGATTCATTAAAATCAGTCGCCATCTTAATAGCAGCCCCACCAGCTATTGCAAGGGGTAAACTAACTGATTTGCTTAATGTAGAACCAATGTTTTTTAATTTACCACTAAAGGCGGATAATTTGCCTTGTGCTTGTTCCAAACCCTGTTGTAATCCTTTAGTGTTTGCCGATATATTTACTATTAAATGCTCTTGATTTGCCATAGTACAAAAATACTAAAAAAAAAGAGGTTAAATTTTAACCCCTGCTTTTCTTGCTTTTTCTAAAAATGATTTAAACTCTTGTGGTGTCGATTTTGGTTTTCCATCGTTTAGGTATTTATCCTGTGGAAGTGGAAATAATTTATTGGGCTTTATCATTTGGCTTTTCTTGGTGCAATTTACGTTGTGAATCATCGTTGCTAAATAACGGGTTTGTTCCCATTGTAGGTTTATCTTAATCGTGTGCGATTCGCCAAGACGTTGGTTTTCCGACCAAGTATTACCCCAAAAATCGTTTGGGTTTATGCCAACCTGTCCAATATAGTAGTCGAGTATATCATCCCAAGTTAGGCGGTTGGCTTCGGCTTTCCCGTATCTTTAGGATTTCGGTCAATACCCATATTTAGGTCATTGCCTAAAATACGACTTTCGGTCATTGCGTTTACAATATCAGTAAGCTGTTCGGCGTTTAAATCTTCAAGCCAAGCACCTACTTTAAATTGATTGTAGTCAATTTCATTTCCTTCTTCTTGGTCATACGCCAAGATAGCAGAATAAACCAAAGCGCGTATCGCTGAAATAGAAATACCGCCGTTAAATACTTCGCCTAATTTGTCAAGTGAAATGTTTAGAATATCGGTAAAGTTCGCCCAGAAGTTCATTGAAAAATGAAGCGTGCGTTGTTTACCACCTAATTCAATGGTGTAGTAACCCCTTTTTTTGTTTGCCATAAATAAAAGAATTAAAGGGGGTAAATTAATACCCCCCTGTATTATGAGTTAGTACTCTTGGTAATTGAACCAGTAGTTGTAATACTTCCGCTGTAAGATACAGGCGCTTCCATTTCAGCAGTCATTTCAACGCTTGAAAGAAAACCTTCAACAGTATAAACGTCATCGCCACTTGCAGCAGTACCGAAAACACAAGTTAATTGTGTCCCAGCGATTAAATAATCAGCAAGTTCAATGGCGTTAGCTGTATCGTCATAAGCAACAAGACCGTCAAATGAAATCTCACCAGATTTTACCCCAGCAATAACCTCTTGGAATCCGCCACTATCTTTAGTAGTAGCTTCTGGTAGGTCAGCGTTAAAAGTCATCGAACAGCTTGTAGTGTGTCCTAAAGCAGTATCTTCTATTTTAAGAATTAAGTTAGTTCCGTTAAATACGCCAGTTGTAGCCATTTATTTAATATTTTATTTTTTACAAATATACGAATTTAATTTTCGTCTGTTTCAGCCTCCTCAACCGCCTCGTTGTCTTGAATACCTTCGTTAAATATCTTAATAATGGCTTGAACCTTATTAAGTTCTCGAATAGGTAGTTCGTTTAAAATCGCGGTGATTTGGTTCGCTTGTTCTTGTGTAATTTTAATTTCCATTTTTGTTTGCTTTAAAATTTAGACAAAGATAAAAAAATTATGCGCCAATTTGCTTTGTTACTACCGTAGGGTTAATTTTTTCTTCAATTTGCGCGTCAATGTTAGCTTTTAATTCAGCTACTCTATCCTCACCCATTGCCGTTTCAATCCAACCGTTGATTTGTTCTTCGGTAATATCCGCAAACGCGGTAAAAGATGATAAATCGGAAGTGTCTAAAGATTGCGTACCATATACGCTTCCAACGTTGCCGTTTTCATCTTCACCAGTTAATCGCCAATGAACGTTGAATATTACGTCAGCGTTGCCGTCTAAATTTGGGTAGGTATCTACCGTTTTGTTGTTCCAAGTGTAAGTCATTTTTTAGTTATTTATTATTTAATACTGTCACAAATCTTCAAATAATTGTGGCTCAACAATGAGCTTTATTGTGTCGAATTTGTACCATAAATCCATCATAATGAGC